TGCTGCTGTGCTGGGTGTCGTCGTGCAAAAGACTGAGCGCGGCCCAACTGCAGACCACGCGGTGCATGGTGCTTTGGCCGGCCAGATCCAATCGGCAATTGCGCGCCTGCACTCTCAGTTGCGCGCCTTCGGTAACGCCATGTATGCCGCCGAGCCGACCGACGACGACCGGGAAACAGCGGAAGAGGCAGTGTTCAGCCTGGCCTGTTCGCGCGTCGAGCGGATGACGGCCAGCAAGCGGGAGCGTGCCGAGTACGTTGCCAAGGGTGTTTTCCGCCGATACCGCTACATGCATCAGGGCGGCCAGTCCTCGAATCCGGATCCACTGGCAAAGCCCGAGGCGTTCCGCTCATGGATGGATGCGGAGTATGGAGTCAATCTTTCGTCCGTGGCCTGGGGGCGTGATTGGGAGCCATTTGTTCAGCTCTGCTTTGATGCCTGCTACGACATTGACGCCCGGGCACTAAGCCCGATTGGCGGGGTAATTTACAAGATGAAAGAGGCCGCTTGACTTCCCGCACGGCTGGCGGCACTATTTAACCGTAATTAGAATTTTGCCTACGGCAACCTGCTGAATAAAACCCGGCCCAAGCGTCGGGTTTTTTATGGCCTCAAAAAGGTGACAGATTACTGCCTGTTGCAGGAGATCATTTGCCCATCAGCCGCGAGCACCATTTGCCCCTCTCCCAAGCGTACGACTGTGTAGCTACTACCGATGCTCGAGGGCTGATCGCTTGTGTTATGCGCATTTATGCGGAGGAAGTTCTCCTCGATTGAGTAGCTACCCACATAGTTGCCGCCATTACCCTGATGAGACTCAAAGCTACCGTCATTACCTATCATCATTGTGTAGGTCTGTCCTGGGCTCATGCATTCCCAGCTACCTGATATTTCTGACTGAGAGAATGCTAAAGCCTGAAATGAAATTAATGATGCGGTAAAAATACAAATCTTTTTCATTGGTCTGTCCCTTACAAGTTTGTCTATTTGAACATCAGTAAGGCAGCTATCCAGCTTTTTGCCACTGCTGGTGATATCACCTCTGAGCAATGACGATAACGCGGTGCTGCGTCCCCCCAGCTGCAAGCGTTTTTACTCTTTTCGACGTTCAGGTCGAGACCTCAAATAATACGGAGCAACGATGGATCCTACCGATCTCGGCCCAGGCACAGCCACCTGGCTGGGCGGTAGTGCCACGGTCATTCTCGGCGGGCTGCTTTGGTTGCGCCGATTTCTTTCCAAGGATGCAGCGGACCGCGCAATGGACAGCGCCGATATCGGCACGCTGAAGCGCCTGAACGAATTGCTGAACCAGGAGCGCGCTGCCCGTAAAGAGGCTGAAGCCCGCGCTGACCAGTTCGCGAAAGAGCGCAACGACCTTGCCGCTGCCGTTGGCCGCATGGAAGGCAAGATCGAAGCGCTGACCAGCCAGGTCGCCCAGCTCACCGAACGGGTGACGCAACAGAGCGACGAGATACACCGCCTGCGTAACAAGTTGGGAGGGGTCGCCTAATGGACAGATGCTCACTGGAATTTATCGCCCGCCGCTGGTGGCGCCGGACTGAGGTCTGGGCCATTGCCGTCGTGCTGGTGTGCGGCGGTGCTGTGCTGGGCTATCAGGCCGCTGACTGGCGCCTCGCCGAGAAGCAGAACAGCCAGGTACAGGAAATCCGCAGGGCCTACGACGCGGCAATGATCGAGCGTGACAAGCGCCTGGAAGAGCTGACCCGCCAGACCGGCACCGCTGCTGACAAAGCATCAAAGGCCGCGACCACTGCCGCACAGGCTGCTGACAAAGCGGACGAAGCTCTCAACCGAGTATCGCAGTAATCCGCGCCACGTTTTCGAATGCGCCAAATCGTGGCGCGCATCTGGAGGTTTCTGCAGTGAACACTATCTGCATAGGTCGCCTGTACTTCGCCAAGTGTGGCCAGGCTGCTGGCGCGCCATTGATTGACCGTGGCTTCACCAATGAAAAAGGTACGGGGCGCCGTGGCCGGTGCTTTGTTATCCGCCCGCCCTTTGCGCGCAACAGGCCGTGCAATGCTGTTGCTATCGGCTGGCGGGGAAAGCCCAACGCTGCTTGAACTCATGGTCGGCTATGGCAGAACAGTGAGTCGCAGCATTGGGTGTGGAATGGTAGGTGTGCCGCAGCAGAGTACGGCTATAGGGTTAGTGCCCCTTAGTTAAGCTCTCTTTGCAAGGCCTCTTGGAAGCACACAAGATCAGATGTTCGCTGATTAGTTTCGTAAGCAGTCTGGTAATAGTCGGCACTTTTATCGCAGTTGTAGTTCGAGTTGCCGCCGAGTTCGCGTTCTAGGGCTTTTTGGTAACACACTAAATCACTCGCTCGCATAGTCGCTTGATAGCGATCTTGATACGACTGTGCACTATCAGAGCAAGAGCCGTAGGGTGTTGTTGCTGCTATCGATGTTGAGCAAACGAGGCCCAGCAAAGTGGCGGTAAGTAGATGTTTTAGTGAGGTCATCCGTGATTCTCCAGGTAGTTGCTTACAATCAATACCGGCAAGTAGCCATTATTTCAAGCTCAAGGTGATCCATGGACAGGCCATATCCGCCATCATCATTGATCGAGCTTTCTGATCTCTCTGACTTCGGCATACGCCTCACCCCAGCCCCTGAAGTATGGGACTGGCTCCAAGCCGAAATCCTCGCCGACACCGGCAGCATTCACAACCCAGACCACGCTCACCTTCTGGATGCAGACATCCGTGTGATGTGGGCGTCATCGTGCTTTGAGAAGCAAGGCCGAACGGTTCTGGGTCAGGCTGAGCAGGTAGCCTTCCGCGCCGGTGGCTGGCAGAAAGCCCGGATGGAGCAACAGATGCGTGATTGGTTCGGCGACGTGCCGGCTTTCATCATCACCCTGGCTGCCGACTACTGCGCCCAGTGCAGCGACCTTGAGTTCTGCGCGCTTCTCGAGCACGAGCTTTATCACCTGGCTCAGGCGTACGACCGATACGGCCAGCCAGCCTTCACCAAGACGGGCGCCCCAAAACTGAAACTCCAAGGCCACGACGTCGAAGAGTTCGTCGGTGTCGTCCGCCGCTACGGTGCAAGCCCTGACGTTCAAGCGTTGGTGGATGCAGCAAACAGTCCTGCTGAGGTGGGGAAATTGAACATTGCGAGGGCCTGCGGAACCTGTCTGCTCAAGTCGGCCTGATATGAGACAGGTATGAGACGGAATCCAATCTATGGCAGCCCTGAAAAGCGATGTTAAGGCCTTCATCGTTCAGGCTTTGGCGTGTTTCGACACTCCGACGCAAGTCTCACAAGCGGTGAAGCAAGAATTCGATATTGATGTGACCCGTCAGCAGGTTGAGCAGCACGACCCAACCAAGCGTGCCGGGGTGAGCTTGGCGGCCAAGTGGGTAACCCTGTTCCACGACACCCGCAAGCGTTTCCGTGAAGAGACGGCCGAAATTCCTATTGCTAACCGCGCCTACCGCTTGCGCGCCATGAATCGATTCGTTGAGCGTGCCGAGACGATGAAGAACATCGGCTTGGCCATGCAGATCCTCGAGCAGGCAGCAAAGGAAACAGGCGACATGTACGTCAATCGGGCCAAGAAGGAAGAGGCTGGTAACGAACCGGTGATTCCGACCCGCATTCAAGTCGATGTGGTGGACGCGAGGAAGCCGAATGCCGAGCCTTAACGTTCCGCAGGCTCAGTTCCTCACGCTGCCCCACAAATTCCGTGCGTTCGTTGCTGGATTCGGCTCGGGCAAGACCTGGGTAGGCTGTTCAGCACTGAGCAAGCACTTCATGGAGTGGCCCGGCGTCAACGCGGGTTACTTCGCACCGACTTACCCGCAGATCCGGGACATCTTCTATCCGACCATGGATGAGGTGGCCTATGACTGGGGGCTGAAGACCAAGATCAATCAGGCGAACCATGAGGTTCACATATACAGCGGCCGGCAGTACCGCGGCACTGTGATCTGCCGCTCGATGGAGAAGCCGCAGACCATCGTGGGTTTCAAAATCGGCCAAGCTCTGGTCGATGAGCTGGACGTGATGAGCCTGATCAAGGCCCAGCAAGCCTGGCGCAAGATCATTGCCCGGATGCGTTACAACCTTCCGGGGCTGAAAAACGGCGTGGACGTCACCACGACGCCTGAGGGCTTCAAGTTCGTCTATCAGCAGTTCGTGAAGCAACTGCGCGACAAGCCGGCAATGAACGACATGTACGGCCTTGTGCAGGCCAGTACGTTCGACAATGAGCTGAACTTGCCGGATGACTACATCGCATCACTGATGGATTCGTACCCGGAACAGTTGATTCAAGCGTACCTGCGTGGACAATTTGTCAACCTGACCTCCGGCACGATCTACACGGCCTACGACCGCAAGCTGAATCAGTGCTTCGAGACCGTGCAGCCTGGCGAGCCTCTGTTCATCGGTATGGACTTCAACGTCGGCAAGATGGCGGCAATCACTCACGTCAAACGTGATCAGGGCCTGCCAAGGGCGGTAGATGAGCTGATCGACGGCTATGACACCCCCGACATGATCCGCCGCATTAAGGACCGCTACTGGCAGCACGACGGGAACGACTTCAAGAAGACCTGCGAAATCAGGATCTACCCTGATGCATCGGGCGATTCGCGCAAGTCAGTGAACGCCAGCATTACTGATCTGGCCATGCTCAAGCAGGCCGGTTTCACGGTCATTGCTCCGGCAGCTAACCCGCCGGTTAAGGACCGTATCAACGCAATGAACGCCGTCTTCTGTAATTCGCAGGGCGAGCGGCGCTACCTGATCAACCCGCTTACCTGCCCGACTTACGCCGATGGCCTGGAACAGCAGGTGTGGGGAACGAACGGTGAGCCAGACAAAACCGCAGGCA